ATGGAGAGTTGGCAGAGTGGTAATGCACCGGACTCGAAATCCGGCGAACCGGCTAATACCGGCGCGCAGGTTCAAATCCTGTACTCTCCTTAAATTGATTATCTGTACCAACTTTGAGCGTCGTCAATCGTTGAGTTGACGGCGTTTTTTGTTTTTCATAATCGCTTTAAAGCTGTATAAATAGATATAATGGTGCACTTTTTGGTGCACTCTTGCTAAAAAATACTAAATTATGCTGATTTTTTGCACTTAAAAGTGCACCAAAAATATTTAAACGTGCCTTGACACCTTATTCCATAAGGGTTTTAGGATCAATCAAAAAAGCACACTTACACCTAGGCGGGTAATACATAAAAAATCCCCCACGCCGAAGCGCAGGGGAATTAATCAAGTTATAACTATCATCTAGAGACAGATATTATTATACTTATTGCTTACTACTCTGTAAACCCTAGTAGTTGTCTCATTAGCTATATTGACAACTAATTATGCTAAAACTAAAATCGCACTAACCAAATACACGGGTAAGTAATATAAAAAAATCTTCCGCCCATCAAAGCAGAAGATTATCCTCATCACCTCTGGCATCATTAGCTGACAATCTTGGAGGAATTCGAAAGCCATGATACTAATAACAGGACAAAGGACATAATAACGCTTGTCAGTTTATATTACAATACCGAAAGTAGTCTATACAAACATATTAATAACTCCTTGTGATATTTATCCACTTTGAGGTATAATCATTATTGTTCCCTTCTTAATTCCTAGGGAGCAGAACACCCATTTTATTTATTTAAACCTTGAACCAGCCTTGGCTGGTTCTTTTTGTATGTTTCTGTTAATAAAAGGATCCCCCACACCGAAGCATGGGGGACTAGAACAGTTCACGATTATTATACTACTTTTAGCTTGCTTGTGAGGCGGATTCTGACGTCGTTTCGGCATTTGGTTGCGCATTGGTATCCAAATTAGCCGCTAGCGATGACGCTAAAGTGGCTGCTGAACTAGCCGTGGCCGTGTCACCAACTGCCGCCGCACTAGCTGCTTGACTGTAAGCCGCCACTACTGCCTGTGATGCTTGGGCTTCGGCTTGACTAGCCGCCGCTGAGTTAGCTGCTTCAATCTTAGCTTGAGCTTCCGCCAAAGCTTCCACGACCGTTTGTTCCGTATAAGCTAACGTGCTCGACTTGGTCTTGATCGTGTTGCCGGTATCTTCCAAAATAGAATTATCCGTAATTACCCCGACAAAGGCTAGGATTGCCCCCACGGCGGTAATCACTAATACAACTGCATTAGCGTCAATCTTGACACCAAAGGAGACCGTTGCGACAGCTAAGCCAATAATCAACACGGACCCGATAATCTGGGCCCAATAAGCAGGCTTCTTGTAGTTAGCTTTGAGTGTTGCCTGAATTACATTTAAAAATTTTGTCATTGTTTTTCCCTCCTAAAGGAACTTTTCTGCGATGTAAATAACTAACGTGACGAGCACGCCACTAACCAAGACACCGATCAACCAATTTTGAATGGTTGTCACACGGTCAATTTGATGGCTAGCTTCGATGGACTTGGCCAGTGCCTTGTCCGCTTTGTCGCCAATATCGTCAACTTGATTCAATTTTTCTTCGATGTTCTCAACTTTTGTTTTGGTGGCGGCCACATCCTTTTGAATATCCATTAATAACTTGGTTGTATCGTCGTATTGTGCCATTACCGCACCACCAATCGCTGGCCAGGATAGATAGTAGTATAAATTGACTTTCCATTCTGGCTAGCTAGTGTAGTCATGCTCAGGCCGTTGCGTTGTGCAATTGTCCACCAGCTGTCACCGGACTTGACTGTGTAATACGTATGACTAACCAGCTGACCAGTAACTCGCTTCCCGTAGTCATGACCATTAGTGACGCCTAACTTGATGAAGGCGTATAGGCCATTTGAACGAGTGTAGCGTGCCCATACATAGTCGTGTTCAATAATGACCGCATTGTAAGTCACACTTTCACCCTTGTAATAGATGGCTACTTGGCTTACCTTATCTGAATCCGTGTAACGAACAGCTAGTGTCCGATTAGGATAGAACACCCCTCGCTGGTTGTATTTAACGACCTTAAAGTTGGCCTTCTTAGCTGCCTGAGCCTGCTTAACGTTGGTTTGAGCTTGTTTCTTACTAGCAGTCGTATAGCCTAATTTAGTGATCCCTGTTAAATCGACATTGCCGTCTAATCCGCCTGCTTTATACATTGAAGTAAACTGAAAGATAGCCACACCGTCCATTGATGGGAAGTAGTTATAATCAGGGCTAGTTCTAACCAGATAATCCGGATATTCAGGTACCCATAAACAACTACCGTATGCCTTCAAAATCAAGCTCACATTAACATGATAATTGAGGTAAGCTTTACCGGAATACAGCATCGGCGTATAGCCAGCGTCTTTAATCAGCTTCATCTGAGCTAGAATGACATTAGTATTGGCTGTCACGCTATTAGAAGCACCGTCCTCATAGTCCAACGCCACAATGCTGCCCTTGGGCGTCCTAACACGTGGCAAGTAATAGGCCATCATAGCCTTGGCATTGGTCATATTGCCACCAACACCGTCCCATAAATAGGTGTGCACCCGTTTACCAGCCTGTTGAGCTGATTTGACTTGGCTGTTATACGTGGTCTGAGGGATATTAGTCCCACCATAGAAACCACCGGCCTGTGAGAATACAAACTTATCGGAACTATAGCCGAATGTCCCACTATTACCGTTATACTTAGACCAATCCGGCCCTTGATCACGACTAGTTGACGCCTGACTGGTAACATTGACCATTAAAAAGGCCATAAAAATGGCGCCCACCGTTAAGATGAGTGCCTTTAACTTGTGCTTATTCAATTGTCTACCTCCTATTCACTTTATCAAAATATCAGCGCACACTTGCAACTGTGTCGTAGTTGTAATAGCTGTTGCGGTACCAGCAATGTTATGTTTCAATACTGAAACAGCACCGTTAGGGTTCCATGATAAACAGTATAAATTCCAACCAGATGATTGTTGAACAACAGCAACATTCTCTGCAATAATGCCGATTGAAGATGGCAAGTTAAACAACGTCGTAGCCGAACCAATAGCTAAATCTGCACTTGGAGAAACTACACCACTAACGTGTAGTTTGTTACCAGTTCGCACATAGTTCAAAGCACCCGTGCTACTAGTTGTGCCTGCCTTGTAAAATGCCGGCGTCACATCCAGGTTGCCAGAAGTATATTTTATTTTATTATCAATAAGTGTGTTTACTTGGTCGTTAGTCATAACACCTTGTGGCCCAGTATCACCTTTATCTCCCTTATCTCCCTTAGCAATCGTGCTTGCGGCTTTATTCATTGCTGCCACAAAGTCATCAAAAGTAATGGTCGTAATCGTGGTACCATTGGTGCTTTGAATGTTATTGGTAATTGTAAAACCAGTCGTCCCATCACTAGGGTAGATTGACGTTCCGGTACTATCAACCACCCATACTTCAATGGCATAGCTACCAGCGGTTAAACTAGTCATCAAGTCAGCGTTAAAGTTAACGGTAACTTGACCAGTCGTTGGGTCCGTTAAACTAGCTGGGTCAACTTTGGCCGATTTAAGATAGCCACTAGTATTGCCTAATTTAACGGTAATTGACGTGGCATTAGTTAAGTTCGTTGCCACATTATCATTGCCACAAATTAACGTAAAGCTAGTGGTGGTATCACCAATTTTAACCGTTTGTGGTGAAGTATCGGTAAAACTAAGCGTCTTCGCCATCTTTAGGTGCCTCCTTCTCGGCCAACTTGGCATTGAGCTGGTCAATTTGAACTTGTGCCATCGCTAATTGCTGATCTTTAACGGCAATTGCTTGGGCATAGTTACTCGTCATCTTGTTAATTAAGGCCTGTGCATCGATATTCATAATTTAAGCCTCCTGTGTGGTAGTGGTTGTCGTAGTCGTGGTAACTGGCTTTAAAGCAGTCAGGCTATCAATCAGAGTATTTAATACTTTTAACTTAACGCTATCAATGCCACCAGCACCTCCAGCAATGGCAGTGTTAAATTCATCCATGGTAATACTGACCTGTGAACTGATACCCAGCGTGTTAATCTGAACGCTAATGGTCATAATGTTGTTCGTGTAATCTGGTTTGTAATTTGTAATCAAAATGCTATCCATTTAATTTGGCCTCCAATTTGTTTAGTCTAGCTTCCAATTCCATGTTGTGACCGTTTAGTTGGTCAATTTGCTTCTGTTGTTCCTGTACCGTGGCTAGGGTGGCATTTAAAAGCACACTATCATCCACCCCACTTAGCTTGCCGTTTTCATCACGACTAATAAATACGTCTGGCAATTGCCACTGTTTTGTTACATTAACGTCGTCAACAATGCTAGACAGCCGCAAATGACTGGTATTATCGTCTGTTTTGTACTGATAAGTGGCTAAATCAATTGAGTTAACTAGCTGCGCCCAATAAGCTGTGTCAGCCTTTTTAACGTCCTTCTTGACGCTTAATAGGGACGATTTAACTAAGCTAGTATAGTTAACCGTAGCAGCGAATATATCAACAGAGCTACCATTGGCACGGTTAAAATGAATCGGGCGGTTGTCGGAACTGGTAATCGTGTGATAGGTATTTATGTTGAAGTTGCCAATATCTAAAGAACGATTAAATTGAATGTTATTAGCACCCGAGCCATCAATACCAAAGCTGGCTGTCTTCATAGTTGGACCATTACCGACATACCAGATATTCTGTGTGCCATTAGGGTTGATATTGCCGTAGGGCGTAATAATTATACCCTTCGGTGTAACATCAGCAGAAGTACCGTTAAAGGTGATTTGTTGAGTATCTCCGTGTAGCGTCAGCCCATCCAACGGACTGATCAGAACTTGACCAGTTAATTGGCTTCCAGAAACGGATTGTGAAAATGACATATCCTTGCCATTAGTAAAGCCAGAGTTCAAAGAAATCATATCGCCACTAAAATTGCCATCATAAGCTTCATATTGACTTCCGGAAGAGTTTATGGCGCGATACATGGTTCTTAGTCCGCCACCACTCATCTCTGTCCTTAGAGCGCCCATTGAGTTAAAAAGTGTCGTGGAAGCTTTGCCAGTAGGTTCAATGGTGAATGGATAAAAATTACTCGTATTATTAGAATCACTAATACTGTCGCCACCATGGAACGTTGTCCCGTTAATGGTTGAACCATTGATAACTGAGCCATCTATTTCGCCAGCACTGACAACATTACCTGTGTCTGGCTGGTACCCTGTTGATTGAGCAGTTTGAGTTAGCATAGGTGAACTAAATAGAGCATGACCAGTACCGTTGTATGCCCAATATTGGATAGCAACATAGACAGCTGTACTTGGTGAAATGATATTGTTAATTGTCTTGTAGGCCCACCCTTGTGCAGTTGGGTTGCCATTCCACGTGTTACCAGCATATCCACTAGCCAATCGGTTACCGTTAGCATCAAAGAAGGCCAGTGTAAATTGATACTTCATGGCAGCTTCACTACCATCTTCAATAAACCAAACTGACGCACTATAAGGCTGCCCCGTTAGTCCATTTAATGGGTATAGCTTAGATTGCGCAAACGTTACCCAAGTCCCAGAACCAGTTGAAGAGTTAAATCCAATTGAAGGAACACCGTCATGCAAAGTAGCATTTGAATAGTATCCTTTAGTGAATAAATTCCAACCGGGAATTAGTGTATTTGGGTATGTGCCAGAATTACCTAATAATGCCGCATTATAAACTAAATTTGTAACGCCCCTGATTGTTAAATTGCTAGCCACCACATTACCATTTGAATCAGTTGTAAAGCTACCGTTTGGCGTGCTGAATGAGTTGGCAACAATATCGACACCTTTTAAGGAACCGGTTGTAACATCACCTAAATTGGCACTTAATGCCGATAGTTTGCCAACATTTAACCGGTCAGTGCTGAGTGTTCCAGTGGTGATGTTTGATGCGTTAATATTTTTACCAGTAATCGTATTAAAGTCAATTGTGCCAGCTGTTAATTTATTGGCACTAACATTACCAACTTGGGCATCAGTGATAGCTGCATTGGCTATCTGTGCCGTACCTACAGCCAATTTGCCTATCTTGGCATTAGTAATTGCACCGTCACCTATTTGGGCAGTACCCACGGCTAAGTCAGCAATTTTGGCGCTATTGACAGCCTCATTACCAATCTGAGCATTGGTGATTGCACCATTGGCTATCTCAGCCGTTCCAATGACCTCTTTATCAATAACCGTCTCCGTTGTGATATGGACTACCGAGCCGTCCTTAACACCTGCGCTCAACGTCTGATAATCAGCACTTGCCTTGTTTGCACTTACTGCTGCTTGACTACCAACTAATATGGCACTTGAGGCAGCCTGACTAGCATTGTTAGCGATACTAGTTGCATTGTTACCAGCACTTTGAGCTTGGTTAGCAGCTGCAAGTGCCTGTGAAGCCATCTGACTAGCATTATTACCCGTTGCAGTTGCCTGTGAAGCTACTATAGTGGCACTAGAAGCGGCCTGACTAGCTACTGCAACACTAGACTGCATGTTGCTAATATCCGTGTTATAGGCGTCCTTTAAGGCGGTCTGTACATTGCTTAAAGCCGTATTATAGGCGTCCGTAAGGCTCTTATAAGTGTCCCGATCAACGTCACTAGCTTTAGTGGTATCCGTTAAGATGGCCGTCATAAAGGTGTTCAGGTTAGTATAGGCTATGGTTAAATCAGCCGTATTGATACTGGCATCTTTAGCACGGGCTAGAATCACATTATACTGACTTGTTAATCCGGCATATTGTGCTGCTTGGGTCTGCTTTTCAATGACACTCATTAAATTGGGATCGTTTAAATCGGTAACCCCACTAGCCGCACTATCTGCCGTATTTTGAGCGTTAATAATTTTAAGGCCATCATCGGTTAAAATGACCTGTGTTGCGTTAGATTCTGCCATTTATTTCACCTCCTTTCTTAATCATTGCTAATTGTAGCCATTGGCAAACGTTCTTTAATTGGTATTGCAAAGACACGTTCTAAAGAAGCACCTTGATATTGACAATTGAAAGTCGCCAATAACTCCGGCTGGTTAGTCTGACTATAGATAATGTTGCATGTTTCAGGTTCGATAACATCATCGGTTAACCCTAAATTCATATCCAGTAAATAGTTAGAGGCGAATTCTTGCCCGCCATGAACAACATTAATGGCGTACACCATACGGGGGTCTTTCATGTTGTAATCACCCGAGTTAAAGTACACATATGGAAAGTCAATGCCTTGTGATTGGTAGGTTTGTTGGTTCTCGTCAAACCCATAGTTGTCAACATCAAAACTATATAGCACATCATAATTACCTTGTTTAACCTCATCGAGTCGTAGCACATCATGTTTACCATTCACGTAGCCACACAGTACGTACCCATGTTTGAAATCAACGCTGACTCTTATATAACGATCGACAGTGCAAAAACGTGTGATTCTATCATCATCATTGCCTAGGGTAACATTAGCAAGGTAGGGTATGCGACTAACTGCATATTCGTTAACGTTTAAATTAGGCTTGGTTGCGGACCAAATGTAAATAGCACCACTTACCTCTTCGATTGAAAAGCTAGAGCCATGCCCGCCATGCGAAACAATCATCTTGCTAATTGGCTTAAAATTAGTGTCATGTAAGACAAACATGGTATCGCCGGTTGTACTTTGATTAATCGCCCGGCTAGTTATATACTGACCGTTGCTCAAAGGACACATATATTGTGCCGCCTCAGTTATTCCTAGTGTACTGTCGTCTGGGCTAAAACTACCCAAACTACGAATAGCACTAGTTTTTAACTTAATCTCTGGTTCATCTTGAATGTAACGAGTCTCAATAGTCCCGTGCAGTGTGCCAACGGAATTGTATGCTGCTTGTACTAAATAGCCAGTTTGATTGAAACTAGTATCAAGGGTGCCGTCAGTATTATAGCGGTGCCAAATAAATCCCTTGTTATCAATATAGGCTGAAATATTGGTGTTACCTTCCCAAGCCTGTAAAATTAACCGTTTGGTTTGCGCAGTATCAGTGAAGTTGTTGCCGTCAGGAGTTAAAGCAACCGGTTTAACCGAGCTAGCGTCCTCCCTTGCCTTTTCAATGGCGCTATTAATAGCACTTTGATAGCCTTGCATCCAGGCTGGTGTTGCAACAGGTACCGTGACATATTCACCAAAGCCAACTGTATTGCCATAAGGGTTAGAAAAACTAATTGTCCGTTGAATGACTCGGCCACTGGCATCTAATGCTGGCTTGATTAACTCATCTTTAAACCTAATCGTGGCACCTAATGGCGGGTTAAATTTAGACGTTACACTAACCTCATAATACGTTCGCGGGTGATTATATAATTGCAACATTTCTTCGGCCCAAGCCTTAATTCCGGAAGGGTCTTCAATTGAGTTAGCCGTAATGACTGCTTCATAGTACAAACCAGATTGCCAGTCAGGGTTATATTTCTGGTTAGCCTCATCATCAACAATGTAAGGTTTGCCATCATTAACTGCTGACATTGTATTGCCGTTGTCACCATAAGCAATCAGCTTGGTAACAGGTGTTGACACCGTTGTTCGCTTTAAGCTAGTCATATTCTTACCAAATACTGCCTCGTTATAGACCACATCAGCATTAAGCTGGTCAGTAATGACACACACCTTTTTCGTGATGTTACCTTGTGAGTCAATCTCAACATAAGGATCGATCTCAACGTTATAGGTCTGGATTAGTGTCTGCACTAAGGTACTAGCTTTTGTTTTACCATCAATGGTAATCGATGGAGTCATCACATTAGTAGTCTGATAGTCTAGCGTCCAGCCAGTAGCGTTAAAGCACTGGTTAAAAGCCGTCTGAATCGAACTAGCACTAGCCGTAATTGCCACTGGGTAATGATGAGCTAGTGTGTATAAGCATAGATTGGTAAAGTTAATGGTCGTTGTATGTTTAACAGCGGCACTAGAAGCGTCATCAGTTGAATAGATATACATGACATACCAATGGCCTGATAGCTCGTCATAATAAGCTAGGTTGTTGCCAGCGACTACTTTATCTGAATCAGGCTGGCCTTGAAGCACGTCTAATGAACCTTGATGATCGAACTTCTTAGACTGGGCATTTAGATTAATCGTGCCGTTAAAGTTGTCATCAGAGCCCACATTAACGTCATCATCATATGACGTACTAGTTGTGTCTGAATCAGCTAGTTGTATCTTCACGCTATCGTTTGAAAACTTAGTAGCCCCATCAACGGTCAATGTACCAATCCGCTTTAAATTAGGGTCTAGAATTAAATACTGGTTATTTAAAGCCATCTATTTTAACCTCCTTGTTTAGTTATGTATGTAAAAAGGCCGCCCTTAATTGGGAAGCCTTTAGTATTGTTATAGTATTCTTGGTAGATATTTCAGGGTCATTTGAGCGTCATCTAGGTCACCAATCATTGACAAACCATTAACGCCCGGTTTCAACTTAGGAAAGTCGGTTGACCAAACTGGTGAAACTAGCTTGCCGTTTACAGTAACCGTATCAGTCTCACAGTCCATCACAATTTCTTCACCGGCGCCAGCAATATAAGTTGGCTTTGTTGTGTCAACTTTATTGACTTGCCATATTTGAAGGTCAGTCATTGACATAAAGGGGTTACGATAGGCAATTTTATAATTATCTTCTGTAATTGGGTGCTTTAGGAAGACAGAACCAATCCCACCCAAGGCTGTCTGATACTTATTTTGAGTATCAACATAGGTTCCATGCACTAACATGTGAATATTAGGGTCCAGGAATGGTTGGCCTGTTTTGGTCGAATACTGGGTGATACTCCAGGTAAATACTTGTCCTCGTTTAGTGATGTCCAACATTAGCCAAGCACCTGCCAGCGCGGAGTCCTCCTCTTTATTGACCACGGTTGTATAGGTATCAACGGTTTCGTTAACGGTTTTCTTAGTTACTTTTCCACTTTTGGAACGCCCATATTTAGTGACAGTTTTGGTTGTCGTGCCAGTTTTGATTTGAATTTTCTGGTCAGGCTTATTCGTAAAAGAACCTGCCGGCCCTGAGCCATAGTACAAGTCAGTATAGTGATCGCCATATTCTAATGTTGAGCCGGGCTCACATATTTGAAGCCTAGCCATGGGTTTAGCACCATAGGCCATGTCACGCATGCCAAAGCGTCCAATAGTGTTACCGTTAGGGTCTAATAGCAAGACTTCAACACGCCCCATCGCGCGACCATTATGGGTACCACTATATTTAAATTGATGGATACCCGTTCGTACTCGCCAGTCAGTCAGTGAGTTTGTCATGCCAGTATAACGATAGGCGGGGCCATACCAGCGGTCTTCCCCGGTTGTGGGGATTGTACCAAAGTCATATCCAGCGCTAGTTACAGCCGGTCGCATTACATTGGTCGCAGTCTTAATTTCACTGTGGCCTTGATACGTGTACGTTTCACCAGTCTTCATATTACTAATTGCGTTGGCATCATTTGTCCACATTGCCATAGTTCCTAGCGGGTCATCAACAACTTTAGTATAAGGTTGAACCGCAGTGGCTTGGTCTCCCGGTGACTCGGGTCCTAGACCAAACTGACCACCATTTAAACTAAAGCCAATATATTTTAAATCTCGTTTAGGTATGACCTGAATAACTGGCTCTGTTCGTGCAGTCCCATCAACAGTAATCGTGTTTAAGCCATTATTTAAAGGCTTCTCAACCTGTGGTAATGTTGCCCGTGGGTCAGACTGCACAAAGGTAATCGTTAGTGTAGCGTCCCACGTTCCCTGGTTAATGAACTGTGGGTCACTAATCGCAGTAATATGCCCCCAGTAAGTCACTTTGGGTTCAAAGCCAAAGACTAGTGGGTACTCTTTACCATTATCACTTGGATCATCACTTAGCAATAAGCCACTCAAATTATGCATAATCTGATTGTATTTGTCCTGACTGCCACGAGCGATAATAGTTATTGGAATACTGATTGTCCGACTAGTATAGTCCATACCATTAAATTGATTACCATACATGGCGGGGATATCGGTTGCTTGCTCGGCCATGGCTGGTGCACTTGGCAGTGTTACTGCTCCCATAATGGCTTGCAAATCATCGCGGCTATTTAAGCCAGCATATTCAAAATCATTTTTATTCAAAACAGACAATTATATCGCCATCCTTGTTTAATTTTAACTATGTAAAAAAAGAGCCTTCTAAGGCTCTTCAATATATTAATACTAATACCCCATCATTTGACTATATTGTGACGTCTTCTTGGTATTTGACTTGACAGCATTAACCACGTCAGAGTTGGCAACAACTGCTTTAACATCTCCTTGGCCAGTGACCAAAGCATCTAGTGAAGCTATAACCCGCTGTTTGAATGCTTCGTCGGAATCAATCTGGTCGTTACCGGTATTTATCACATTAGCGCCATCTTGAGCTCCGAACTTAGCCATTATCTGTTGCATAATTTGGTAAGCCCGTGAACGCTTAGATAAGTCCATCGGAACTATGGCTTCTGGCAAGTTGCCTTCAAACAATTTGTAAACGCCCGCTTTGTTTCCGAAACCACCATTCTCAAATCCTTTAATATAGCGATAAACAGCTGACGCCTGACTTTCACGAAGCCCACCGGTGCCGTTCATAGCACCGCCTGATTCCCACGTTGCAAAGAATTTATATGCGGCTTCTGTTGGATTGGTCATACGTAGAACAGATTTTAACAAACTACTCTCACCGGGCTCGTTAAGAGCGTAATTAATTTGACCAGCAGCTGAGTCCCATGCATATCCATGTTTTCTAAGCCAGCTTCTTAATGCTGTTTCACGAGTGAACGTCCATTGCCCCAACCCAGTACCATGATCAAGTGGATCAATGGCAGTAGGGGTCAAGTTTGATTCGATAACCCAATTTCCTAGAACACCGGCAATACCACCATTATTTGAAGCAGGATAGCCATGTTTAAATGCTCTAGCCAATTCTCGTGCACGGGAAGCAACACTACCGGACAGTTTAATATTGCCAACTCCTCCACCGAAGTTGTCAGCTAAATCAGAAATAGCTTTCGCAAATCCCTTTAAAGCTCGGTCAACTAGTCCTTTGCCTAAATCATGACCGATTGAACCGACTCCTGGAGTTTTGGTTGGATCAAATGTCTTTAAAGCCATTGACTTTAAAGTTTTCAATGGGTGAGTTATCTTAGACAATGCGTCCATTGCTTTATCACTAACGCTGTCGAAGATAGAAGTAGCACCGCTCTTAATTTTCTTTAAAAACGACGCGATATCAATAGTGCCTTTAGCATAGCCAGGAAGCGTATGTCCTAGGCCACCGTTAAAAAGCTTAGCAGTATCACCAGCATTAAGAATCTGATCACCAGGTTTAACATTAACCACTTCAGCACCATTCATACCCAGAAATGACACTTTCCCATTGTCTCTATCAATTTTAGCCTCGACACCGCCTTCACCAACTAAAGCTCTAGCAGTGCCAACAATACCGCCGGAAGCATAAGCTCCCATCGTTACTGGAGTATAACCTGATGGATAAGCACCAACATTGATTGGTTTAATACCAAATCCTTTAACTAGATTACTAAAGAAACTAGTAATGTTTTTCCAAATACTATGAATACCGGAGCCTTGCTTATCGGCAGCTTTCATGGAGCCGTTGGCTTGCTTAACAGCATGCCCCAAAACACCTTTTGACTGTGACTTGGCCTGATCGACTACCGAACTGTTTTGATCCTTAGCATGTTTAACAACTTGTGATCTTTGCTTATCTGCGTCATCAGTAGTGTGCTTGTACTGACGATCCGCATGTTGTTCAGTTTTGTTCTCCTGCTCTAAAGCGTTGTCAATTGACTTTTGTTTTTGATCCTTAGCTTTACTAATAATAGCTGCACGTTGCTTCTCGGCATACTTAGAATTACCAGAATATTGATTTTTAGCAGCATCAACTGTTTTACTGTACTGGTTCTTTGCTTGACTGATTGCCTCGCTAGCTTGTCTTTCAGCTGCTTTTATAACCTTATTGTGTTGCTTTTCAGCCGCAGAAACACGATCTTTGTATTCTTGGTTTGCCAGTGAGACTGTCTTTTTGTACTCTTTATTCGACTGTGAAATAGCATCATTTGCTTGTTCACGAGTGATTTTCCCCTTGCTCTTGGCAAGATTTCTCAAAATATCATTCTGCTTATTAGCAGCTGACTTTATCTTTCCCGTTAAAGTTGTGTGTAAACGGGCTTCTTGTGCAGTAGTTTCCGTTGCACTTTTAATCCGGAGTTTATCAAGAGCGGCTGACTTTTTGTTTTCTTCAGCCTTAATAGCTGTTTTCTTTTTAGACATGTCTTTCTGAACAATAATCGAGTTGGCACCAAACCGTCGTTCGTCAGATGCTATTTTAGCATCCCAGCTAGAACTAGTTTTTCTCTCTCTAGCATTCCATTTACTAATAATACTTGCTTTTTGCTGCGCATAATACTTCGCAATAGCGTTGCGATAAGAAGCTGACATTTTTTCAAAACGATTTGTCTCACTATCATTCTTTTTAATTGAAGCTAATTGCTTTTTATACTCCGCATCGGTTAGCATACCCGCTTTATGAAGTACGTTCACATCATTTAAATCTTGCTTCTGCTTTTTAGAATAATAGGAACTGTACGCCTTACCTAGATCACTCAGTGAGCGCTTAGTGGACTCTGTCTTAATCTTGGGAGCTTCAATGCTCTTCCCTTTTAGCGCATCACTAATTCTTTTAACAATCGTATTTGCAGTTTTAGTACCACCAACACCATCACCAATGCTTGCTCCTAACATTGCTCCCGCAGCTGTTCCTGCTCCCGGGATAACACTTCCAAGGGCTGCACCAATGCCGCCCCCGATAAGTGTTCCAGCTGTTTTACCAGTTGCTTTATATTTATCAGACGCCTTACCGGAGCTAACTGCTTTCGCAATGCTACTACCAGCGTCCCAAGCAGTCATGGCTAATCCAGCACCATTGATAATCCTTGTACCAATTGTTCCTCCTAGCAATGACCATTTACTGCTTTTAGCAATTTTTTCAGTGTTTTCCGCTTCAACTGATATAGAGCTTAAATCAGCGCCTATATTCCCAGCCTTTCTACCTTTAACTCTCCGATAACCAGTTCCAATATTTTCTTCACTGGCCATACTTAGTTCAGTATTAGTTTTAAGAACCGCGTTTTGTTCTTCTAAAGCTTTAGTTTCTTGTTTAATACCTAGAACTTTTTCAGCCCAGCTAACAGTATCACTGATTTTTTTAAAAGTTGACAGAACTGAACTAGTCTCTTTGACGGCTTTACTTGTTAACCACCATGCTGCGCCAAATTTTGCAATGGTTTCTGTGTGCCCACCAACCATACTGAGTAATGGCTTTAAAATTGAATTGGTTATTTTAAGTGATTCAATTAACGTTTCAAAGCCCAGACCACCCAAGTTTTTGACAGTTTTGAAGAAATTAACAATTTCCGGAGCATTTTTGGCAATAGAGTTAGAAGCTTTGGTGACACCCTTGGCCAAGTTATCCATTGCATCATTCATTGCTTTTGGTGCTGACTTGACATCAAAAGCTTTAGCAAAGGCTTTAGTAATCGTGCTAATGCCCTTTTCTGCCGCCACACCGACCTTACTAAACTCCTTGTCAGTCCGTTTGTCAGATACCCATTTTGAAACTGCGCCATAGATTGGATTTTGAGCGGTTAAAATCGGCTTTTCAATGTCACCAATTAAAGCTGGAACACGCGCTTTGATTGTACGTTCCATACCAACCATCGTATGTAACATGTTGTCGGCGGCTTTATCGTATTTTCCGGATCCGAGTTGATTAAACGTATTTTCAATATCTTTAGCAGATATTTTCCCTTCTTTAGCCATCTCGCTCAAATCAGCAACTGTTACCTTACTACTTGTGTGAGTCTTTTGGGCGTTTGTCTCTTGTTGAGCAGCATATTGCGAGTTAACCTTAATAGCTTGCTTAATTTCTGCATTAGTCACTTTGTGCCCACTTGCAATTTGCTTGCTAAAAACTGTAAATTGCTGGGCACTGACAATACCTTTTTGACGATATGTTTCTAGGTCAGATAAACTATTATTTGTTCCATAATGCATTCCTTCAAACATCAAGGTCATTTTTTTGTTATAGGCACTTACGGCTTTAGCAGCGCCTTTACCTGTTGAAGCAGCCGTATCACCCGTCTTTTTTAATCCAGATTCATACTTGGCCAATTGTTCACGGAACATCGGGAAATACTGGCTAATTTGGTTTAACATACCAGCATTGGCTTTTCCCCGTGACAGACCGTTAACCATGTCTTGTGTAACTGCTTGTATCTGTTGTTTATCTAATCCAACCGCATCCGACATGTTTAGCATGGATTTGGTTAGTTCATCTGATTCTTTTTTATTGGAATGTAAGTGATAAAAGCCTTGCTCTAGTTCATTAACAACATCTACGGCTTGACCGGTTTTAACAGATAAGTCGTTGATTGTTTTAACCATTGCATTAGATTTACCAACCGTACCAGTTAAAGTCAACCAGGTGGCCACCATCTTCTGCTGCTCTTTTTCATATTCCATACCAGCACTAATAGCTTCGTGAATATGTGAAGTAATTGATTGAAAAGCGCTCGTAATACCATTGGCAACTAAATGAGCACCCAGAATTTTGCCAAATAAATGATTGGCCTTATCTGCGTGCTCGTTTACTCTATTTAGCTGGCTAATGACTGACGTTAATCCTGACTGTGGTTTTTTGCTTAATTGCTCATCAAGCTCTTTCATCTTAACCCGAGTTTGGGCAATTTTAGTGCCTAATTCGTTAACCCTAATCTGTTGTTCTTTGAACTCTTTAGAACTGTTACCACTAGCACTCGCAATCTTATTCAGTCTGCTTTGCTCAGCCTCTAGTTGCTTGTTAAGCTCATTATAAGACTGATGTAACCCGCTAGCCTTAACTTTGTTGGCTTCAAACTCGTGGCCTTCGGCTTTTAGTTTGGCTACATATGAGTCTGTTACTTTGGCTGATATTTCGGTTGCATCTTTTAATTGTAAGACACCACTTTTTTGCAGATCAAGTGACTTCTGTGCTCGTTCTTGTTGCCCCTCTAAACTGGCGATTGAGCGCTTGGCAGCGTTAATCTGATTTTCATATTTAACATAAGCTTCTCGGCCTTTTTGAGTGGTTTGGTCTAATCCGTTTTGCTCGTTTTTGAGACGCTCAATTACTAATCGTTGTGCTTCAATAGCTCGGCCAGCATCTTTGACTTTACCCGCATAAGCCGCCATAATACCTTCACCCGAACGGATTTCAGCAAAGTTAGCTTGCATACCAGATTTTAGTAATTTTGCTTCATTCTTTATTTCTCGCAACGTGCGAGTCATGCCACCATCGTCCATGTTAATTGCGAATTCGTAGCCTTGAATTTTCTCTGTTGCCATACTTTGCCTCCTTTACAACGCACCGATTTGACGTGCTAATTCGAGCGGATCTTGAACACGGTCTTTACGTGACTTGGCATTCAATGCTGTTTGCATTTCACTAAATGAGCTTTGATAAAAGTCACTAGGCAATATGCCTTGTGAAATCAATTGATTAGCGATGTAATCGATATCCTGAATAAAATTATCAAGTTGCCAAATCATTCTGGCTTTGGCAATTTTGGGTCTTCTTCCTCTTCCTGATCGCTGCTGTTGCCTACAGATGTTAATTCTACTCCCAAGAATTGTTTTAAACAGTCATTAAATAAGTCGTATTCGTCGCTAACCGAAAATTCCATGGACATGACACGTTTCTTTTGCGAAGCATTTAGTTCCAATAAATCACAGGTCGTTTCAGCCACAACCTTTGCAAGCTTAGGTGTTAATTCGACTACACCTGTAATGCTGTCTTCAGTTTCTTCAGTAGTCTTGATGAACTTCTTATATGCTTCGGCCATTTTTTCAACATTTTGACCACTATCAATCAACGTATACTGCGTGCCCGTCCCAATTTTCTTGCCATCAAATTTAACTGATTTTGCCATTATTTATATGCCCCTTTGTGTATTGTTTATTATCATTTATTGTGAACCCGTGCTTAGAATGCGCTTCTCAGCATGTTTAAAAGCCGCCCCTAGCGGTATTGTGGATTTATTTTAGGCGACCATAATTATCATTTATTACTGGTTGGCGCAGATGAGTCACTATCAGTTTTGCCAGTCTGTGAGCCTGTGTCAGTTGTAGCTTTATTGACCACTGGTGCCGTTACTCGCGTTTTTATAAAACGTTTGTCCAGGGAATACAGCGTCAAACATCGCTTGCTTATCAAATTTAGGATCTGACTCAGCATATACCTTGTACGGTTGGCCACCGAAGCCATCATAGTTCAAGGCGGTAAATGTCAAGTTATCATCGTCGCGAGTTTCAGCCGTATCAGTGTTTGTTTGAATGTTCTGACCAGCTTCATTAAAGATTCCACGACCAAAGCAATAATAAATCGCGGTTCGAAAGATAGGAGAACGAGATTCAATAATCAGACCAGCTTCAACCGGCTTGTCAGTATCAGAGTAACCGCCCTTGCCATCTGATACCCGTCCCAATAGCTTTTGTTTAACAATAAAGTTGATTTCGTTCGAATCAATCGCGACTGATGGTGCCGAAGGTGGATTAGAAACATCCACAACTTCATTGTTGCCAGTAATCTTAGATACCGTCCCAGATAGCCCGGTAATGTTAGCAGTCTTAGTACCCAAGTTACCGTTTGCTTTGCTAGTATCAATGGGGTATACCCCAGCGGCCGACAACCCCTTATCTGCATCAATAACCGTTGACCCGTCATCGGCTTTAATACCGGTGTATAACATGTTTAAACCTAATGTTGCCATTTAAATGGCCTCCTTTATATAATTAAATTTCAAAGTGTTCGTGATACTTCCTGAATCTGGTGTTAATGTCTGGCCAGCATCGCTATAACAACGAATATCATTGGTCAATAGCACTTGTTTTAACCCGGATTCGATGGCATCCATATCGCCCAAGTAATCTTTAGGATAATAGAGCTGTATCTGGACTTGCTTCGTTGATTGGAATGGAATCCCATTGCCATAATCTTGACTACGTTCAGGTAACCCGCTTATTACTACAATAGGCTCGTCACTTGAAGTATCGTTAATTGGAATAAAAAAGCTATGGATATGTTCCACAGCTAGTTCTGGTATTTCATTAATATTTGCAACAATTATGCTTTTAATAAAAGCTACCGGCGTCACTTGCCCACCTTCTTGTCCATAGCAGTCTTTAATTGTTCAACAACTGCCTTGCCAACTTGACCTTTTGCTTCACGCTGAGTAGTCTCCCAAAAGTGTTTCCCGGAAACATGGCTGTGTTTGGAACCATTACGGTCAACAACGTCCCAGCCATCATTTTGAAAACGTGCAATGTACCCTTTTTCACCTTTGGCTGTAAAGCCAACGTTAACCGAGCCATTAGGATGATCTACAGCAATTAATGAATCACGTAGATGTTCTTTTTCAGCATGGCCATGCGCCTTGCGTAGCTTTCCCACAGGAATCTTAGGCTTCATAATTTTAATGAACTGATCTGCTCCAGCTGCATTAGCTTTAAGCTTCTCTTCACGTCCAAAGCCTTCCGCCATAGTATTTAAAATATGTTCAAATGAGTCTGCATGTTTAATCTCATTCGCCACGCCCGATCACCACCTTATGACAAGTTATGAGGTCAAAGCCATCCGGTGGTAAACCATCATCGTAGGCCACGTCATCAATCTGGTAAATATCCTGATGATTGCGTCGCAATTGCATGCCGGTAGCTATTTTTAGATTATGGCGCACAAAGTAAACAGCATTCTGTTGTGAGGTGTCGCCATTTAACGCTAACCTTTGCTGAAACGACAATGACCATTCGCCGGCGTACAAACTGAATTGAGGGACAAAATCAGTAATAGGATTACCCGTATTAGGGTTAACTTTTCCATTAGCTGCCTGAGTTCCAAACTCCAATCTAAAATTCATTCGTGCAGGATTAATTGCTTTCGTCATTTGTCCCCACCTCATATTGCTTTTGACTGTACACCCCTCTGAGTTGACCAATGATTGAGTCCACGACCAGATCAACTGGATTAACAGCGATGGCTGTAATCGATGTTCGATAAGTCCAATATGAACCAGCTAAGGCATAAACAGCCGTTTCAAACAAGTCCTTCACGCCTTCCATTTCATAGAATCCTAGAACGCTATTGTCATCCCCAATGGCTTGTTTAATGTAGCTAGTGGCTGCAGACAAATAGCCCTTTAGCAGATCGTCGTCATCATCACCATCAATTCGTAAAGATGATTTCAATGTTTCTAAATCAGCTGCCACTTAAATCACATCCTTACTTAGCCGCCCAGGTTGTCACTGCACTGTGTATTTATTGGCGACATAGTTGGCTAATTACTTCCCGTCAGTCGTTGTAGCAGCACTCGCCGCAAAGTTAGCTGTTTGATCAGTAATAGCTTTGAATGAACCGATTACAGCCGCCTCATCATCAACCAATTGTGCGTCAAAACGATCAATTGACCGAATGGCCGTTTGATTGCGATTAAATGCCCGATCTGTTTGTGTTGAGGTTAGTAATTGCATTTGCTGACGATCGAAGATCGTGACCAATTCTTTGAAATTGCCAAAATAGAATGGATGTGTACCAGCAGATACATCAGGTAACCAGGTATCTTCAACCCAGTTGATTGGGTGACCGTCAAGTTGGAAAGTAAATGCCGACTGTGTAACATCTGGCTTAACCAGATAATCGCCCATAGCATTCTTAACCTTACGTAATGCCAGAAACCCAGACTTGTTAGTTAAAATGGTTGAACTGCCAATCAAAGCTGAGTCAAGACTGTACATCGTATCAAAAATGTCATCAAACTTAGCAATCGTAGCTTTTTTAGTTGCACTTGGCAGCAGTGACAAAATAGCATTGTTACGAGTTACTACATCTTTACGCGCGATATGCGTGTTCAACCATTCTAAGATGTTTTCAGCAGAATCGTTGAGTAGGTCATTAGCTGCATAAAACACATCTAAATAATCAGCAATTTTGTAGCTGATTGTCGTAAGTGCTGGATAGTCCCCTTCAGTTGCATCTGTATTTTGGTCGGTAATCTTAGTTGCTGGGGTAATAGTTGAGAACTTTTCGATGTTACGTGTCCCCGTGAGAGTACTTACAGATTCGACATTGACTAATGATTCTAATGACGCATATTGACGAACCAATTGCTTAATTGCGGTTTGTTGATCATCAGGGATAGTCAATCCTGCTCCCGATGTAGTATCAGTAGTACCATCAGAGCTGACCATGTTGTATTTATTAGGATTACGCAACATATCCTTTACTTGGTCAACAAATTCTTCCTTACCGTTTTTCTTATGAGAAATAGCTACCCCCGTCGGAACTGCATTAGTCTTAGTCTTCTGAATTTTTTGGTCTTCAACTGCATCATCATAAGCTGACTTAGCTAAATTGCGAGCAGCTTTGGCTTTGTCCAGGCTGTCACTCACAGCTTTTACTTCTTCGTCTGTGTACTTATCTTGATCAGCCACTAGGTTAACAGCCATTGTTTGACGCTTATCTTGCAGATCAGCTACTTTTTGCCCAGCTTCAAGCCAAGCATCATGTAATTTATTTAAATCCATTGTTTTCACCAGTTCTTTCTTAATTTTTGTCAAATAAAATAGCCAGCTTATCGGCTACCGAATGGGTAGTTTTTGGCTGACTGGTCTCAATTTGGATTTGGTTTGAATCGTTTTTCAGCTTTAATAAGCTCCGAGTCTTTTGAATGACTTCCGCGCTCAAGAATTGGCCCACACCATTTACGACGGCTTTCGGCTGACCGGCAAACATGATTTCATCTGCAAAACCATCCTTAACTGCATCCTGCGCATTGATCCAAGTTTCATCAGACATCATTTGATAAATATGTTGTACATCCATGCCCGTCCTTTCGGCATATACATTGGCAATTGCTTGGTCAGTCGAGTCTAGTCCTTGCAAATCACTGGCTAAATTATCTGAATTTCCTTGAGATACTGTTGAAGATCGATGAATCATCATCTGACCAGTAGGCGAAATTTTAATAGTGTCACCTGCCATTGCAATAACTGAGGCTGCTGAAGCGGCTAGACCAACAATGTCAATTTCAATGCTGCCAGAATAGTTTTTAAGCGCCGTATAAATATCTGATCCAGCATATACATCCCCACCAGGAGAGTTGATTTCTGCTTTAATCGGTTGCCCACCAGCATTTTTAAGGGCATCAGAAATATCACTTGGCGTAACTGTTGAATAGCCCCAAAATTGATATATTTCGGCATTATCATCGCTTGATACCACGCCTTTAATCGGTACTGTTGTCATCATCATCACCTCCTTTATCTGAATTTGATTGAATTAATACTTGCTGGGTTGGTTGAACTTCGGCCTCGGGCATGTTATCTGGAAAATATCCTAATTGTTGCAATACCCAGGTTGCTTGATTATTGGCAATCGCTCCATTCTTAGTCAAACCAGCTAGTATGGTAGCAAAGTCGTCACCTAATGGATCAATTGCTGGTCGAATATCAGCTGTTAAGGAAGCTGATAGCTTATTGTCTAGCTCACTAACAATTGCCTGTGCGTATCTGTTAAGCGCGTTAGCGTAATTTCCTTTGATCTGGTCAAGGCTAGATTGTTGGTCACCAGTACCGTTTAAATAGCTATCTGGGACTTGATAAACCTTAGCAACTTGTGTGGAAGTCCAATTAACCGACGCCAGTAAGCTAGCTACGTTAGAGTTAATTTCAAGTGGTGTCCAATCTTCTAATCCATCAATTACGATTGGGCCATTATTTGAAGCCTTCATTTGATCCATAAACTCACGTGAATGCGCTGCTTTTATTTTCCAGTTGACTAATCCTTTGTCATTGTTTAACTTCAGAACTCCGGGAGATGTAACCGACTGTGAGAGTGCATTTTTAGTTAAATTATTTGATAGATTCTTAATATTTATTTCATTTGACAAGGCAGATAAGGGACTCATGCCAGTCTTACCACCATTCTTACTATATAATCGCAAATGAATCATATCGTTTTGTGGCACATTGTTTAGCACTCCCAATTCGGGTTCGTCAAAATTGATACTATAAGTGAGACCAGATCCATCTTCCAGCAGAAAAACACTAACCTGGGATGGCCTTAAATATTCCCATCTAACGTCAACACCATTAGCATTACGCCAACGATAAGCAAAAGACTCACCGTTTAGCAGTGCTTGCATAAACATAGACTGCCAAAACCCATGAGGATTGGCGGTTGAACTCGGATAGTCTAGAATATTTTGTGCTCGTGGCTTACTAGCTTTATATTTGACTGTTGCTAAGTCGCCCGATAGTTGCGTCACCACAGAATAAATATCTGAATTTTGCAAGGCTACATCAGCACTTACGTATTGGGCACCTGTTCCATTATTAAAAATGCTCATGAAGTTAGCGTCATTTAGCGAAACAGTTTTTCGTTTACTTGACAGTGCCTGGAATTTATCTTTCAAAATCGCCATTATTTGCCACCACCCTTAGTAGCCGGAAGATCAATCAATAATCCCAAAGCAAGCCACATACCTGATAGAAAGATCATTCCCGGTATTAATCCAAACAAAAATGCGCTAATCGTTCCGAAAGTTCCGGCTAGTACGTAGCAAATTGCATCATTATAGTGATTAATTGCCATTAATATTTTCTTGATTTTAATCACCTCCATCTGTCATTCCAGATTCTGGATTAGTTAACCATGCTTCAATTTGTTCTACAGTCATTCTAGACACTTGTTGTGATTTGTCATTAACAATTCCGAAATCTTCAAAGTGATACATAGCCTGAAATAAGGCATCAATTAACGCATCTACCACATCAATCTTCAATGTGGCCTTAGCTTTATCGACTTGAATACCAACTTTGTCTTCATATATTTCTGCGTTCAGTAGCGCCTTTTCCATAATTCGATCATCAAGTCGGTCAACTGATCCTTCGACAAACATCTTCTGCAAAAACTTAGTTGGATCTTTCAATTCACTAGTCCGCTGTCGAACGGTTTGCAATGGCCAACCAGAATTAAGTTCTAGCTGTTTGATAGCTGGTGTGGCTCCCCAAGCATCATAACCAAAAAAGATCACCTCTAACCGGTGACGATCAACGAAGTTAAGCAACCACTGATAAACCTGCTCATCGTTGATTAGTCCTTGCGGATGGCTACTAATTGTACAAAATCCCTTTTGAGCTAAGTCCCGGTAATTAATACCGTCTTGTTTTTCTTTGGCTTCAATCGAACCAGCTTTCTGCCAGGGAATAAAGCTATGCTGATAAATAAACCATCGTGGCTTGTCATTATTATCACGGTAAGGAAATACAAACGCCAATGCCGTGTTATCACTAAACATTGAGTAGTCAAAGCCAATGTAGACTTGCCGATCATCAAAACTAAATGAGGGCACAATGGATTTTTCAACGTCAGGCAGTTTCAAAAAGCTGTCAGTCGATTGTTCTAGCCACAAGTTAAGGTTTTTGTTTTGGAAATCGTTGAGTGTGCCCGACAAAGCGTCAGAATCGCGCTTATCTGTCAAGCCGTTCAGCAACACTTCTCGTTGGCTCGGTAAATATAGCAAGGGATTACTTTTAACCCACATATCAGGCTTATAAGTTTCGTCCAGATTGTCCTGCGACCAAATAAGTCCCAAATATGTATCAGCATCGCGTAAATAATCTTGTTCCATGGCTTGCTGAATCATACGTTCATCATCGTGAAATGGAACAGTGGGATCAGGATATGCCGTTGAAATTTGAATAAATTGCTTATTACGCACCTTAACTTGCCCTGATACAATTTTAGAAATCTTTTGTCGTGTCTTAATTTCGCCAATTTCATCAAAAATAGCAGTTGTAAAGTGAAACGAGTCGTACTGACCGGCTTCATGGCTGATTGCCCGTAGCTTATTATTAGTCTTGCTCATTGTGACTTGATCGGCCTGTGACGACAGCGTCCGTGTATCTAATCCACTATCTTTAATTAGTGTTTTAAATGGTTCAATCGTTGCAATCTTGGCAAGCATTGACTTAATGTAGCCCAGAATCTTACTCGTTTGCTTGTAATTAATAGAAGATACTAAGTAATCTTGGTTAGATAGTCCCAATGACTCAATTAAATAACTATAGGCAGTGATAATTGCCATCAAGTATGTCTTGCCTTGTCCACGTGCAACAGAAACAATGGCCCGTGAGAAACGCTTGCCACCGTCATCATTACGCCAGCCAACCAGCATAGCCATAATAAATTTTTGCCACGGCATAAGCTTAGTTGGTTCGCCAGTATCAACGTTCGGACAGATAGCAGAAAATTTAAGCACTTGGTCTACTTTCTTAACCGAATAAGTAAAGGGAAATTCAACGCTACCTTGCCGTTGCAAGTCTCGAATATGGCGAAAAGCCGCTAGCTTAATCAGATAGCCAGTAATCACCTTCTCATCGAGGACTTCAAAGGCATACTTTGTGCCCGGATCAGTGTATTGTTGGCGAATTGCTGAGCAGTCTAATGATTGATAAGCCCCAATAACATCATGTGTTTGTGTTAAATCAATCTTCATTATCAGTCTCCTAGAAATTCTTTCATACGATCGTTGATACTTCGCTCGTCTTTGCGATCATCTAAGTTCAGCTTTAATAAATCACTGCGCGACTTTGGTGACAAGCCTAGTTCAGCGCCTAGTTTAGTCAGATTTTTAACCGCTGAATCGTAAATTTGTGTCATCGGGTTTCGCTTGTAGCCTACGAAGTCTCGACCAATTTTTTTACCGGTCTGATCTTGTAACGTTTTATAGATTGCTTGGACTTCACCGTTTTCCTGAATATGTTTATACGCATTGCGATAAATCTCATATTGTGAGGCATATTGCTCTACAAGTCCGCTATCAATGCGCTTAACTGGGGTATTTTCTTCTAAAAAAGGCACTAATCGACGCCAAACGACCTTAGCTTGCCGGCCTAAGTAAGCTGGAGGTGTACGTGTTAATTGACCATCGTTGACGTCTTTATCCGCTTTTTTCATTTTATCTACCTCCTTTCATTATTGGGTGACCCCCCCTACCTAAAAAAATTAAAAAATTGTTTCTATCACAAAATAACGGCAATGTGTGTGCTCTTCCTGGGACGTGTTAGGGGGCGGGGGTTGTTTTAATTCTCATCGTGACTAACTACATTCATAAATTTAAAGTCGCTTAAATCAAACGACAAGTGCCAATAAATTGATTGAGTCTATCTAAATTTTTATTCTTTGCTCATTAACACAACGATTGCTGATACATCATTGATCGGCGTTACACTTTGCAACTTGTTGCCTTGACCAGTGCCATAGTATGATTGCTCCCAGTCAGTCTTAGCACGATGACAACTCCCACAGATAACAGCTAAGTTAGCAACGTTAGCTTTCAGTGTTTCATCAAACTCAATTGGCACAATATGATCAACTGTCTTAGCAGGCGTGATGACGCCTTGCACTTTGCAGTAAGCACATAAGTAATGGTCACGCTCCAGGACTCGTCGCCTTAGATGTGACCATTGCCTTGTCCGATAGAAGTTGTATTGCTGACGCTTATCTTCATTACGATAACGTGTAACCGTGTTGTACTTGTGCGTGTATTGCTTGTCATTGCTACGTGCCCAACGTTGCCGACTAGCTAAGTACTCAGCTTCATGCTCATAGTGCTGCTGACAATAGTGGTCAGGGAACGTGACCATCGCATGGCAGTTAGGATAGCGGCATCTTCTTGTCCTTGGCATGTTGCTTCCTCCATTTCTTATCCAAACTAAAAGCGCCATGCTGTTTAGCACGACGCTTCATCCATTTATCTAAGTGGGCATCCATCTCTGCTTCCTGTGGCGTGACGTAGCCATATTTTGTGTTAATCATCTTTGCCATGGCACTCTCCGCTATTTGTCATAATCATCTATATTTCCAATAATTTGAAAAGTTCCATTTGGATAAACATCTAGCCAGTCATTAATTCCCAAAACAGGATTTTCTACGCCTAAGCCTTTAATTCCAGTTTTATTTTGTCCATTCGTTATTATAACGGTTTCGTTTGTATATCTATTAATAGCAATATCTCCTAATTCTATTTGTTCACCTTTGATATCATATCTTGTATCAACTCGATTATTCACTTTCTGCACCTCTTCCATAATAAAAGAGACTATAGCGTATTATAGCCCGCCATAAGTCCCTCTTATACTTATTCTTTACTGTACCTATTGTAAAATAACAATAATGTATCTAAACGTGGAGAACTTCTGTATACAGTCCCCAATTTAAACCCAAAGTCATCATAAATTTCAAACTCACAGGGGTCAATGCTATCCAACCTACCCGTAAAACCGATTCTTATATCTTTGCTAGAATCAATTTCTTTTTTTAAAAATTCTAATTGTTTGTCAATGTTAGGAATGTTTCTTCTGAAAAAACTGTGTCTAAGCTTCAATTTTGCTTCTTTTTTTCCGTCTATTTGTTGAGCCCCCAAATCATAAGATTCATCTGAATTTTTTGTGATCGAAGTTAGCTGTGCTGTAGACTTTAATATGACTCCTTTATCTGAATCCAATAACTCTGTAAACTTTTTCTTTGTAATTCTTCCTTTAATTACTTTTCTATCAGTTACAGAACTAGGTTCAATTCCACCACGTGAACTGGGCTCAAGAATAACACCCGATTCTTCATCCATTTGTTCAGTACGTTCAAGTGGTTTCTTCTTACCTTTGTGGCTTTTTCTCGTTCTTTTCTTTCTGTTAGGAAACATATCATCCATTAAACCGTTTAATCTTGAAGAAATATCATCCTCTTCAAGCGCGGCTAGTATCTTTTGGTATTTTCTTTTTTTCTTGGCAGAATCAGTCTCACTTTTGTAGTGAGGGCACTCTTCTATATGTGGTGACTTTCTATGATTTTTAGTACTCAAGAAAGGATGTGGCGACGCTGCTACATAAATCAAATCAGCATCACAACCTGAAAATGGACACTTTAATGTTGTTCTGATATTTTCTAAATCATCACTCTTAATTATCTCATCTAGAGTCATTATCTTGTTACTCTTTGTATTCAGAGCTTTCTCAAACTCCATTTAAATCCCTCCAAAAATAAATTTATGCGTGTGTCCTTATTAAACAATAAAAAAGACAGGCAATCAACCTGTCTGCACACATAAATATTTGGAAAAACAGATAAAATTATAACACAAATTTAGCAAGAGTAAAATTGCTAATATCGCTGACGGGACTCGAACCCGCATCTCATTGTGGCTTGCCAATTAGCCCACAGCGATTACCAGTCTGTAATTTGGAGGATTACTTCATGCACGTCAATCACATTTGGCATACTACCAATTTAGCACGATTGTAGGGGTTTAAAATACGCAATTAATACGCGATTTCATATAATCCCAATCCCTTAGCACATTCCATAATAAACTCATTTCTTAATTTAAACGCCTTAGTATGACTAACGTTGATTAAGTGATTTGTAATTAGTCCATCAATCGTGTATTGCTGATGTTTCTTAAAGTATAGTTCATTTACGATTACTTCAGTGTCAGGGCCAACGCCATCTAAGCAATCGTCAATCACTTCCCGCTGATGTTTCAAAGCATTAATGCGTCGATCGTCATCAATCGTGATAATCGTGTTGAGTGTCGTTTCCGGATACTTGTATTGTGCCTTGCCACCTCCAACGTTATCATCACGTGGTACAGTTGGATAACGTAATTCCTGTTCACGTTTCTCGATATACTTGTCAATCTTGGGATAGTCACGTAGAATATCTTCAACTTTTCTAATCGTCGTTCGTTTCACTACCAATTCCCCTTTCACTCAACTCCATAATGTCAGCAATGAAGTCCTGACCAATTTGTGCCTGTTGCTCAGTTGTCAGTGCCGCGTTCATTTCCAGGTTGGCAACTGTGGCTTTCGTTTGGATTGCTTTTGCGTATTCGGTATCAGTCATGCTTATTCGCCCACCAAAGTAGTACCATACTAAATATTATTAACGTAGCAGTTGCGATAGCCCAATATCCTAACAATTGCAATGGGGAAGAATTCCATAGAAGTTCAAATATCTGTTTCATTTGTCCGCCTCCAGTAGCTCTGGGTTCTCGTGCACGTTGCCAACATATTCAACAAAGGCTGGCAAGATCATTTGGGTAAACTCAATATTTTTACTAATGAGTCTCATCTGGTAATTGTCCGTTACAATCCATCTAGCATTATTCGCCCATAAAATATCGCCAACATTAATTTTTCTACCATTCCTATAATTCATTTGTCTTCCCCCTGTTTATGTTTTTCGATAAAAGGTGTAGATATGAATACTTTTCCTAGAAACACTTTAAAATCAGCCTTTCAGTAGTTCCGGGTTATCGTGTGTATTACCGTGTACTGAATATCCATCAAAACTAATTACTTCGTCTAACGGATATATTCTTTCGTTGCAATTAACCACATAACTCGCATAGTCAGGACGATATTCTACGAGGCCGATATGTTCTTCTTCTCTAGGGTCATATTCGTCCCCAACACACCACATACTCCCAAAATGTAAAATATCATTTTCGTAAATCTCCTTACCGTGCATGTCTGTCATCCCGGTAAACTGTTCAAGCTTAAACAGTGCGTCAATTCCATCAACTTCGCCATCGTTAGAATAACTACCATTGTCACCAGTGCTAGCTTCTGCCCAATAGGCTTGACCCTGAATTAATTCGATATTGTCAGGTAACAGCATTTTATTCTGAACTTTGTCCCACGCTCTAAACTTAATCATCGTCGCCATCTCCTTGATTAGTTTCAATCCTACGAAATCGCTAGTGCCCATCCTGTAATACACAATGAAACAATAGTCAGGTAAGCTATTAATGCAACTATTCCATCTTCAATAAATATATCGACTATAGATACCACAGCAATCGTAATTAAAATACAGATGATTATTCCAAAGCCAATTTTATTTCTAGTGCTCATTTTCAATCCTCCCCGAACGCCCGCTTATTAATGTTGTACGGCTCATATTCCTTGGCCAATTGCTTGCTATCTAATGCTTTAGCCTTGTTTGCTTCGGCGTGTTGCTTCATGCGCCGGTGCTTTCGTTTAATCGTTGAACGTTTCTTAGTGTGTTTAGGCATTCTCGTCCTCCGTAATGTAGTATTTGTTTTCGTCAATCGCACGAATACGCCTATCAATCCAACTGTTACTCCGTTTTAGCTCCCGAGACGTCCTAGTTTTCCCTTGCTTGCCTTCCATGACTAATTTAATGGCATTATACTGGGTACGTGTAATCTCCGTGTAATCGCCTGATACGGCCTTAATTCCAGGCATCTTATGCAGGTTAGCTAGTTTGCTCTCAGGCACGTTATCCATGCTGCCATATCTCGCTTCTAGCTTATGAATGACTTCCAGCTCTTTAAGCCAATTTTTGCTTGCCATAGGCTAACTTCCTTTCAAGCTCCTGTTCGTAATGATCATGTATCTCATTCGTACAATTTGGGCATGGCCCAAACATGAAACCATAACTCCCAAGTGGTTGCTGAACAACTTTACTACCATGACATAATTCACAACTCATACACTTCTGACTCCTTCCATGTTGTCAAACAGCAATTGACAGTTAGTATCCTTGGTATATAAGCGATCGATTGTTTTTCCGTCGTACATACTTTCTAATTGCTTACGTGTGTTGTTAGTCGTAATGATGGTTATATGTTTGACTTCGTTATGATCAAAATCGCAACGCGCATTCGCCACTTGATACATTAGTGTCTGCAAATCTTTGTGCACTGGCTTGTAGAATCCTTTTTCGGTTGGTTTACCGCCTTCAGTACCAAAATCGTCTAAAACTAGAACATCAACGTTTTGCATGTCTTTTAAAACGTATAGTAACCGTTGACGTACGTCCGGTGCTTCATACTTTTCATTAACCAGCCGTAGCAATTCAGCTGTTGAGACAAACATTGCTGTCTGCCCTACGCTCATTAGCTGATACATAATTGCTAGCGCTAATGATGTTTTACCAACACCAGGGCCACCTGCAAGTGCTACGTTGAACTGGTTAGTCTCTAATTGCCTAGCTAACTTAAATGCCTGATTGCCAAGCTCTCTAGCTTTAGCTTGATTAGGCTGTTTATCAACCTGCCAATCATTAAAGCTAAATCGTAGTGGCACACCTCCAGACCAAACTGACATGTGATAGTAATACCGTTTTCGGTTAGCAATTACGCCCGCATTCGCCCGATCAATCGTTTGATGATCCAATTCTTCTTTGGTTGGCAACTTAGTTGTATCAATTCCTCTAGCCGCTACTACTTTCTGAATCGTGGCTTGATTGAATAACTTCGCTATATTTTCCATTAGCCAAACCAGTCCTCTCGTGTTTGTGGCGCTGTGTTGTTAGAACTGTTGCCACGTGAAGTTAGTTCATAATCGTCAGTAAAGCGCCCGTTAAACCAAGTGGACCCATTCATCGGCGATTTCCAAGGGTTAGCAGCTAAGTGCTTTTTATACAGGCGTAACCGTTCAAACAAGTACGCATTATTATGATTAACCGACTTATTACGCCAAGCTTTGTAGTGATTAAACGCGCGGCCTTTGTCTTGCTTGTTGGGGTACTCTTTCCAAATTTCCTCAAAATCTTTTTTCAGTTGCACAAGCGGTGTGGCGTTAGCCGCACTATGTTTTTTATTACTTGTATTATTAACTGTAGTATTAATACTTGTATTATTCTCTCTCTGGTTTTTCGGTGTAGGGGTACTCTGGTTTTTCGGCATACCCCCCACCGAAATTCTGATATACCTATGCTCGATTTCACGTGTACCCTCTTTATAAATTACATCACGTGAAATATGACCATTGATTTCTAGCGCCTTTAACCACGTTTGAATTGTTGACTTAGCCACCCCATACAAATCTGCAAAGTAGCTATCGCTTGCCCAGCAATATCCTTTTTGATTACATAAGGCTGTTATCTCGCCATACAATAATGACGCTTTTCCCGGAAGATTGTTGTCGTACCTAACGCTTGCGGGAATAATGGCGTAATAGTTTGGTCTTTCAACTTTTTCTGTCATATCAGTTCCTCCAATCATGGGCCTTTCACCCATCCGGTGTATTAGTCACTGCTGTATTTACCTTTCAAGCCAATTCGTTTTAGTGTTTCTTTATCTAGTTTTATACCATCTACTGGGACGTGGTATTTTGCACTAAATGCCACGGATCCAATTTGCTCAATCTCGCTGTGATGGACTCGACACAATGCCATAACGTGCCGCTTGGTGTGGTCAACGTGTGTTCTGTTCAAGCCGGCTCCGATAACGTCTACATGATGGATATCAGCACGATTACCGCAGATCATGCAAACTCGGTGGCGGCAACATTGAAACAGATAATACTCTTGCTCACGTGGCAATAGCTTATAGCCTTCCTTGAACGGCACGTGCCATTCAAACATGAAGTCAATAACTAGGTCTAGTAACCGGTTAGCATCGCTCACAGATGATTGTGTGACATCTGACAGGCTAATCTGCTTGCCAAATGTATACGCCTCATACTGGCCATAGAACATCGTTTTCAAAAAGTCCTGTGGGACGATGAAGTAAGCGGCAATATCGTTTAGCAGTGCAAAGAACAAGCGCCGCTGTTGGGGTCTTGCCTTGCGTGTATCAGCTAATTCCGAGTACGTGTAGTATTCGTCAGTAGAGCCACTAACCGTCTCAACATGGTCAAGGTTAGGCTTATGGGTGAGCTTCTGAACCTGATACCACTCACCATCTTTTTCAATTAACTTAGTCGGTAGCAGTTCCACACGATCACCTCTGCCTAATTTATATCACCGAATTATCTTTTAAAGCCTCCAGCAAAAATTTTCCACCAGACAAGCCTTCATCCGCATCTTCAAATTGCTGTTGCAATCCACCTAAGTAACCTTCTAGTTCTAATAACAACCAGTCATATTCGTTAAACAGTGCAATCTTTTCCTCATCGTCTAGGTCGTCAAACGAAACAATCTTTTGACGTGCCTGTACCGCCTTGTAGGCAAAGTCAGCAGCACTTGTAGCTGCAGATAACTTTTTTTCTACACGGTTAAGTTTCATTTCAAATGATTGGCATTCAGACAGTAAGTCCACCATTTATTTCAGCCCCCTATTAAGCATCAAAACATTCAAGCAAAATGCCATCGCCATATTATTTTCAATTAGCTGTAATTCTGGAGTTAATTCTTGTGGATCAATTGATGCAATCCGTGTAATACCATGAAAAATACAATCCTGTTGTTCTAAATAAGGTAATGGTTTTTCCATAACTACCGTCCTCTCTTTCTCAGCACTTGCAAACATTTCTGGTTAGCGATAATATATACGCATACCTTGAATTGTTTTCTTGCTCCCTACTCTTGTAATCCACTCCAGTAGGGAGTATTTTTGTCTTTTAGCTTGCAAACGAGACCGCTTTGGAATAAAGTAAGTGTTGGTACTAATCATCTCTTCCATTAGCCCATCGTTAGCCGTTACTAGCGATGGCTTTTTTTGCGCTCGTTTCCACTCGTGGAGTGGTAAAATTGATACTTTTTGCATGATCATTCCTCCTACTTGAGCACTTGAATACCATTGGTAATAATCTCGAATTGCTGTCCATTTTGTTCAACTACAGCCACATCTTTTTGAGTGCGCAATGTGAACGGGATTTTTTTAATATCCACTACTTTACCAACGCCGACTTCTCGTATTAATTGGCCGCAACTATACTCTGCCTTGTAACTCACTCGATCACCTACATGAACTTTCATGATTATTCCTCCATTTCTAATGCTTCTTGCCAATCAATGACATATCCGCCACCAGGACACTTGCTAACTGAAATATCTTCTTCTGATAGTGTGTTGATAACGCCGACACTAATTCCAGACTTGTTCCAGATGATTGAGTGATGGCCTGACAAACTAGCAACATTCATTTTAGTTATTAAATCATTTGCTTGTGCCTTGTCAGCATTGGCAACTAATTTATTGCCAAGTCCAACAAATGCATCTGTGTCTCTTACCATTACTTTTCCTCCTTAAATTCCAAACCAGTTTCTAATCTCTCGGCGCTTGTACCACACGGTTGTTAGCGCCCAGGTTAATACCGCTACTTCTACCATGGAAATTCCTCCTTATGAATTGAATCATCATCTACCCGCCTAGGTTTTAATCACTTAAATTTTGATGATTCAATAACCATTTTTCGACTGCTGGGGCGTACCACTTTCCGTCTTCTTCTGGCTTTGGGAACCCTTCTTTGTCGCGATAGTGCTTGTCAAATGTATCAACCTTAATGCCAAACTCAGAGTAGAAATCTTTACGTCCAATCATTTTATGATCAACAGCTTGCTGACTACGCCCATCCGCGATGCCTTGTTCATATGCCTGCGTGAAGAGTTTCGACAAAGCACTTATCAAACTGTCCATCCTGGTCACTCCTTTCGGTGTATAATTTTGTTATCCCAATTGATCGAGGTGACAAATATGGATGGTTTGGATAAACTGATGTCCGATTTTGATCGCATGAGCAACAATGCCAAAGAACTTGATGGCGATCATAAAGTTTCCTTTGAGAATTTATTTACCAATGATTTCTTGAACAAATATACAAGCTTCAAGACAACAGATGATTTGCTAAGCGCTATCCCGGCAGATAACGTTAAATCCTTTGATGATTTTGATAAACCTGTAGTTGACGAAATCATTAACAAAAATTCACAGTTTTCAAGTTTTACTGAAATGCGAGATGAAGCTATTGAATTTTATGTTCTAAATGGCTTATCTAATGGAACTTCATTTGATATTCAGTAATTTTGGACATCGTATTTTGAAGTTGTTTGACCTGGTCTGATGCCTCGTCAAGCAGCTTTTTTAATTCATCCAAACTTTCAATTGTTACATTTAATTGTTCCATCTAACTCACCTCCTATGCTGGCTGTTCATTTAAGTAAAGGTCGCTCATACCAAGCATGTCCGCTGCTTGTGCTAAAGCGTCATAGTTCGTCGCTTGAACTTCACTAACTGTGCTTGGCTCCCACCTACCACCGTTAACCCGAGATTTAAGGTTAGGGTTCAACATCGTATCGTTATACTCAAGCAAGAATTTCAGTGCTTCACGTACATTTTCAAATTCCATTGTTTTACCTCCTATGCTGGCTCTTTGTCGAATCGAAGTGACGTCTGTCGAATGATTGTCTTAGTTGCTGTAGATGGCTCCCAGTCGTTGATGAAGTCCATTACCATCTGGTAGTCCTTCTTGCGTAGCATTGACCGAGCGCTCACGTTAGCAATCTTCTTGACGCCACCGTTAATATCCTTAAATAACTCGCCACGTTGTTTCTTCGTAATGTGCCCATAACTGTGAGCTACTTCTGACACACGTTGGTTAACCCGGCGACTAAGCGCACTATATTCAGGATTAGGAATAACTTGGTTCTCTTTTAGGTCTTTCACATCGCCCTCTACACTGTCTAGGCGCTGATTGGTTTCCTCATTGGCTTGCAGCGCCAATCTGGCAATCTCTCGTGGCGATGTTGGCAATTTTGTTTGTTCTTCCATAGAGTTGAATGCCTCAATGTATTTGAGCTTGAACGCATCCGCCTTTTTACCTGTAAACCCGAAAGCAATGAAACTGAACCCGTCACGATTCATGTAATACATTGGATTAGATTTACCACTTCGGTCTTTATAAAATTCCTTGGAAAACATCGAATCGTACTGAGCCGAATTTTCGGCTGAGTCCAGTTTGTTTTGGATTGCCTCCATAACATGCTTATGTTGCTTGTCAAATACCTCTGCCACTTGCAAGCTACTAGTAACAGCTTGCTTATTCTTCATAATTACTAAATCATTCATGCGGATCATTCCTTTCTATGCTGGTTGTTTTTGTCGCGTTAATGCGACTTTTTCTGTTAAAAAAATATCAATCACTTCTTGATTTGTAAGAGGAATAAACTCTTGCATTTTTCTAATTTCGTCAATTGTAAATTTATTTCCACCATCCTTAAGCTTTCTGGACAGAGTGCTCCGGTTTATCCCTAATGCCACTGATAAAGATTCATGTGTGATATGGCGTTCAACCATCAATCCCTTGAGCCGGTCAATCTTAATATCTAACATATTAATACTCACTTCCTTTAAGTCGCATTAATGCGACTTGATGAACAAAGTATAATTCCACCTGTTGCGAAAGTCAACACAAAAATCGCAAAAATGCGATTTTTCTTTGTTGCATTTTTGCGACATGATGTTATACTTTATTTATCATATTAAGGGAGGATGTATTACATGAACGTTGGTGATAGGATGAAATCCATTCGAAAACAACAAGGAATTAGTGCTGACCAACTAGCAGAATCAATTGGTGTTTCTCGTTCAACTATATTTAGATATGAAAAAGGTGATATTGAAAAAATGCCAATTGAGGTTGTCGCTAATGTGGCTAGTTCCTTACATGTTTCACTCATTGATTTAATGGGAATATCCAATGATAGTATATCTGAAAAAATAACTGAAATTGTTTCAAAATTAAGCCCTGATCGTCAGCAAAATGTTTACAACTACGCTGACAATCAGTTGAAAGAACAAAATGGTAAAGTCGTTAACTTGCCACTCGTTGGTAAGTCAGCCGCTAACCCTACTGAATTGACTTATGGCGATGTAGAAATTGAACACGACGACTTCACAGACGTTCCACACGGGGCAGATACAGCCATCCGTATACAAGGCGATTCGATGGAGCCACTGATTCACGATGGTCAAATTATCTTCTACCATCAGCAAGAAGAAGTTGAGAATGGTGAAATTGCTATCGTTGAAATTGATGGAGACGGTGTTACTTGCAAGCAAATTTACTACGACTACACTTCCGATGAAGTCATCTTACGATCAATTAACAAAAAATACGAACCACGTCATGTTAAAGATGACCAGGTACGTATTATAGGCAGAGTTATATTATAG